CATCTACTCGACTGCGTGATGATGAATTCGTTACCCGTTTCCTCACGATGCTGAACAAATCTCCAAAAAATTTGAGTTGGCTGACCTGTTCTAACCGTGAAATGGAAGAAACCTTTGTCAAATTCGGTGACAAGAATACTGGTTCATGGGCATCCAATCCGCAAGAGGCAAAACGCCAACAAAAGATTGTCATTGAAGCTTTAGATTTTATGTTGAACTATGCTAAAGCCAAAAAAGCTAACTCACGCCAAATACTAGGCACACAAGAATTTACCATGGTGTCTCGCTTCTATGTTTATTTGGTTCGAACCTTTGGTCGGAATGGTTTCCGTGTTGATAACTGGAACGATCTATACTGTTCTATTCGCCGTTCGATGGATCGTTTTGTAGGTAAAGATGAAACTCGCCTTCGCATGGACACTCATAAAGATAATAAGGGTGTTCGCCTAGTCTGCGAATGCTTCCGTCAATATCTTAGCGTACATGATGACCAACAACGGTCAGAAAATTCTGTTAAGTGGTTGCTTGAAGAAATGGATATAACCGATTGCGGTATCGTTTTTCTGGATCCGTCTAGGGTTTTTTCTGCTGAAATGATTGAACAGGTTTTGCGCCTACAAAATAATAAGTGCTGGGTTACAGGCAAAACTTTGAGCATTAAAGATGCTGTTGGTGGGCATATCGTTGCTCACTCTGAAGGCGGCAAAACAACCATTGATAATTGTATGGTTTGCCATAAAGATGAGAACAGCAGAATGGGTTCTATGGATGCCACGATGTATCGCCAAATTCGACAAGAAGAATTGGGTACACTTGCTGTGTAACATACACCTTTGCCTACATTAGCTTTGTAGGCGTGTTATAATGTATCACTTTTGAGGCACAGGTCTCACCTCAAAATCACAATGTATAGAGACTAATTTAATATGGAGATTTTTGAATGCGTAAATCCGCTAAAGAAAAAATGTTGGCAGCTTTGAGCAAAACTGGTGGTTACAATACCTTTACTGTAGCCCAGGCTCAGCACCGTTTTGGCATTACCAATGTCGCTGCTCGTATCAACGAACTGCGTGAAGAAGGTCATGCTATCTACACCAACCGCAAAACTCTAGCTAATGGTCGTACCATTTCTGTTTATCGCCTTGGTACCCCTAGCAAGAAAGTTATTGCCGCAGGTATCGCTGCTCTGCGTAAACAAGGTGATCGTGTTTTTGCCTAATTATATGGTGTAATTAGGCGGAGGAAGTAATACATATAAGTGTTACTTCCTCTTTTTTTATGGAGTTATTATGGAAATACAAGTTAAAGTTGATGAATTGAAAAAAAATAAAGTGTTCATAGCTACACCAATGTATGGTGGTATGGCACACGGCTTGTATATCAAATCATGCCTTGATTTACAAACAACCTTGGCACGTTATGGTGTTGAAACAAAGTTTTCTTTCCTTTTCAACGAATCACTTATCACGCGGGCCCGAAATTATCTGGTCGATGAATTTCTCCGCTCTACAGACTTCACACACTTACTCTTTATCGACTCCGATATTCACTACAATCCTCAAGATGTAATTGCGATGTTAGCCCTTGATAAAGATGTTATTGGTGGTCCTTATCCCAAGAAGTCTATCAATTGGGGTAATGTAGCTGCTGCTGCTCGTAACCATCCAAATATGGAACCACGCGAACTTGAGAATCTGGTCGGTGAGTATGTCTTCAATGTAGTAAAAGGTACTGCACAATTCCAAGTTACTGAACCACTAGAAGTTATGGAGATTGGTACAGGTTATATGCTTGTGAAGCGTGAAGTGTTTACTAAGATGCAAGATGCATACCCAATGATTCGTTACAAGCCAGACCATGTTGGTCAAGCCAACTTTGATGGCTCACGATACATTCATGCTTACTTTGATACAGTTATTGATAGTAAAGATAGCATGACAGGTGGTGGTTCAGATCGTTATCTATCGGAAGATTATATGTTCTGCCAAATGTTCCGCAAAATTGGTGGAAAAATCTTCTTGTGTCCTTGGGTTAAAACACAGCATATCGGTACTTACGCATTCACTGGTAATATGCCTGCTGTTGCTCAATATACGGGTCGACTATGATTAATGATGTTGTAAAGGCTTCTCAAACTGCAACAACTGGTGGTCGCAAGTTTGACGGCGGCAAGTTAGAGTATGGCTTGCTGCCGCCTTATGCGCTTAAGGCAACTGTTGATGTTCTAACTTTTGGTGCTCAAAAGTATGAGCGTGATAACTGGAAAAAAGTACCTGATTCAAAACGCAGGTACTTTGATGCCTTGCAGAGACACGTTTGGGCATGGAAAGAAGGTGAGGTACTTGATCCTGAAACAGGTATGCACCACTTGGCTCATGCCATGTGTTGCCTCATGTTTCTATATGAACATGATATACTGTATTCGATTGATGAAAATTTTAATAATGGAGTAAACAATGAAGCTATCAAATGAAACCCTTTCTGTTCTTAAAAACTTTGGTGCAATCAACCAAGGTATTATGTTCAAGAAAGGCAAGACACTTAAGACTGTTTCTTCACACAAAAACATTCTTGCAGAAGTGAATATCAGCGAAGAAATTCCTGCTGATTTTGGTGTGTATGACTTGAACAATTTTCTTTCTGTAGTCTCTCTACACAAGGAAGATCCATCGTTTGAGTTTGATCCTCATCATGTTGTTATCTGTGGTAACAAAGGTCGAAGCAAAATCAAATATCGTTTCTGTGATCCGACCATGATCGTTTTGCCGCCTGAGAAACAATTGACCATGCCTGAAGCTGATATTTCTTTTGAGTTGGCATCAGAAGACTTTGAATGGATCATGCGAGCCGCAAATGTTCTTTCGTCACCTCATATTGCAGTAGACTCTGATGGTGCAAAAATTATCCTTGTTACTCTTGACCTACAGAACGATTCAGCACACACCGAATCTCTTGAGATGGGTGACAACACCACAGGCAGTAAGTATCGTATGATCTTCAGGACTGAAAACTTGAGCAAGATTCTACCTGGTGCATATGAAGTTAAAATTTCTTCGAAGGGTATCTCCCACTTTAAGAATAAGAATCTACCACTACAGTATTGGATTTCTACTGAAATGGGTTCGAAATTCCAAAAGGAATAACATGGACTATTTTGATTTACTGATACATAAAGTGCATCTTGAAAAAGAAATAAAACATTTAGAATCAATGTTGCAAGAGCATGATACTGGTCATATTGCTACCGCTATTGGTGTTTTGGAATTCCGTGTGAATGAAATTCTAAAACAAATTGAAGAAATTTAACTGTGATGAAAGATTTATATTATGGAAAATATGATTTGGGTGGAGAAGTATCGTCCCAAAACGATTGAAGACTGTATTATTCCTGAGAGGCTGAAAAAGCCTTTTCAGGAATATGTTAACCAAAAGAACATACCTAATCTGCTGTTGTCTGGTGGACCTGGTGTGGGTAAGACTACTGTTGCAAAAGCCATGTGCAATGAGATTGGTTGCGATTACATGGTCATTAATGGTTCGGATGAATCTGGTATTGATACCTTCCGTATCAAGATTAAAAACTATGCATCGTCTATGTCAATATCTGGTGGTCGAAAGGTCATCATCATAGATGAAGCAGACTATCTGAATCCAAATTCTACACAACCAGCCTTGCGTAATGCGATTGAGGAGTTTGCAAGTAACTGTACCTTTATCTTTACTTGTAACTATAAGAATCGTATCATTGAACCGTTGCATTCACGGTGTGCAGTCATTGACTTTGCTATGAAGAACGGCGAGAAGGCGAAGATGGCTTCCGCTTTCTTTAAACGAATTCAATCAATTTTGCAAAGTGAAAAAATTGACTATGAAGATTCTGTTATCGCAGAGTTGGTGAAGAAACACTTCCCAGATTTTCGCCGCATCATTAATGAACTGCAACGATATTCACAGTTTGGTAAGATTGATACTGGTATTCTCGCACAGATTGGTGATGTATCTACTGCCGAGATTGTGAAGTATATCAAAGACAAAGACTTTGGTTCCATTCGCAAGTGGGTTGGTTCTAATGAGATAGATTCTAGTACCTTGTTCCGCAAAATCTATGATGGAATGTATGAGACTATGAAGCCTAATTCCATTCCTCAGGCTGTATTGATTCTTGCAGACTATCAATATAAGGCTGCCTTTGTTGCTGACCAAGAAATCAATACTGTAGCCTGTCTAACAGAACTCATGGTCAATTGTGAGTTCAAATGAGTCCATTTGATTTTGTTAATGCGATTCTACAGAACAAGAAACAGTTAATCGTAGATGAGTCCACCGAGAAAGAATATACCCCTTTCTTGGTGAACCGCAGTCTGTCCTACCATAAGGATTGCATCATTTATGCCAATGAAATGAATCGCCGCCACTTTCTGGACAAAAAGTTGCAGAATGATTTTTTGCTAAATACAATCAGGTCACAGAAAAGACCATTTGCAAAGTGGATTAAATCAGAGAAAAGTGAAGATATAGAATGCGTTAAGAAAGCTTTCGGTTTCTCCGATTCAAAAGCCAGGGAAGTCCTTGGTCTCCTCAGCAAAGAACAAATCCAACAATTAAAAGAACAAACCGATACCGGTGGATTGAGGAAATAAAATGGTTAATTTGGCAAAGTTTATTGAAGTGCAACTCAATGAACAAGATGACTTTCTCAAGGTAAGAGAAACGCTAACCCGCATTGGCGTATCATCGAGGAAAGAAAAGGTTCTATACCAATCTTGTCATATCTTGCACAAACAGGGACAATATTATCTTGTTCATTTTAAAGAATTGTTTGCACTAGATGGTAAACCTTCGAACATATCCGACAATGACATACAACGGAGAAATGCTGTTGCTAAGTTATTGGAAGAATGGGGTCTGGTTAAGATACTAAACCCTAGTGTCATTGAAGAAGTAGCACCACTACACCAAATCAAAATCATTTCATTCAAAGAGAAAGATGATTGGGAATTGGTAGCAAAATATAATATTGGTAAAAAGATTAATAGATAATGAGGTTACATCATGGAAAATCAAAAGCAACCTGTAAGATTGAAGAATCGTTACAGTAATGAGATTGTCTACTGTAATAACCTGAAAGAGACTGTCTCTGATAATAACTATGTTTTCATTAGGGTTTTCTCAAAAGAGAACCCACAAAGAGTTTACTTAGTTAATAAAGAGGCGTATGAAGTAGATAATTAAATTTATTATGGAGATATTATGTTTAAGCGAGACAAGAATTTTAAATTGAGCAAGCAGGTTAAAACTATCCTTGCATTGGCTACAGAACCAAGTAAGCGTAAGTTTTATCGTAACCTTATGATTGAAGCCGAAATCATTGCTTCGATTCCAGTTAAAGTAGCAAAGCAGAGAGATGCTGAATGAACTTAAAGGTTTACAGCCACTTTCACAAAGAATTTCCAGTCAATAGAAATTCTTCTTGGCTTGTGCCAACCTTTGCTGCATCTGATGAAGCTTACAGTCACTTGGGTGTACCATCATATTGCACTAATGTAACCAGTTATGGCGGCGGCATCAATAAATTTTGGTGGCTTTATTCGGCTAAAACGGATAAGGATAGTTTTCTAAAAGCTATGGGTCAGCAAGCTACAGAGTATTGGATGCTAGAACAAAATCCTCCTGTAGACTATATTGGTTGCAGCACCTATCGCCGGTACTTGATGGTTGATCCTGTAGCACCTAAGAATGTTGCCAAAATTATTATGCCGCCTGTGCAAGATAATGCCGATAGGTTGGGTAGCGATGAGATGGGCAATAACATTCTGACCTACATGGAAACAGCCGATGTTTTGACCAATCATTCTGTTGCAGTAAACCTTTCTATCGAATCACAATACCTTGAATCACAACCAAGAGAATATTGGGATAAGTTTATAGAGGCAATTGATGTTCTGTATCCTGACTACAGAAAACACTTGACATGGTTCAAACAATGTAATATAATTAACTTTGAAACCTGTTATGTTATGCGTAGACAGGCATTCAGAAAGTATGCAACGGAACTATTTGAAATCTTGGAATACATTTTCAAAAATTGTTCAAATGTTTACCCAACGGTACAAACAACATCTGAACCATTGCCTTGGAGATACCCCGGTTTTCTTGGTGAAAGATTCTTTCCGTTTTTTATGTATGCAAATGGTTTGAAACGAATTCAAGTACCTTTGGTAGTGTTACAATGAAAGAAAAATTTATTCATGCACACATGAAGACAGCAGAAGTCTATGCTGATTTGTCTTCTGCTAGGCGCCTTCATGTTGGTTGTGTTATCGTAAAGAATGATACAATCATTGGCATCGGTTACAATGGTATGCCTACTGGTTGGGATAACAATTGTGAAGAAGAAATCTCCTGGCCCACAGGTGAGATTCAGTTTCTCAAAAGTAAACCAGAAGTCCTTCATGCAGAGACTAATGCAATTGCAAAGGTTGCAAAGTCTACCAATTCTTGTGATGGTGCTGCATTGTTTGTCACTCATGCACCATGCCTCGATTGTGCCAAGTTAATCTATCAATCAGGTATTAAGTCGGTATTCTATAAGAATGACTATAGAAATACAGATGGTGTTGATTTTCTAAAAAAATGTAATGTTGAGGTTAAAAATGTCTAAAGTATATGAATCGCTGGTCGTTGAAGTGTTAAAAAATGGAGATGGTTTGATTGATCTTCCTGAAGAAATGACAAAAGAATTAGGCTGGGAAATTAATGACACACTTAATTTCACCGTAGAAAATGATAGTAT